GGAGGTAGTCGAACCATTGCTTACGAGTTCCCCACTTAGATGAGCCACCCATATCCATTTTAGCAAACCACAGGAAAAATACATTTATACCACGATAATGCTTACCTGTCTTGAAGTTTAGAGGGAAGCCTCCGCCAAGATGGTCAGCAGCATTGTGTCCTATATCCCACTTTCCAAGAGGTGAGCCTGATTCAAGGGCTTCGATAATCCTGTTAGTAAATTCTTCCTCTATTTCTTTTCTTCTGCCGATTGCTTTACTTCTGCGTTCTGCCCGAGCTGCGCTTGCTTTTGCGTCATCTTCCAGCATACCCATTGCTATATCTAAATCTGTTTCATTCATTACATCACCTGTTATTTTTTGCGTTATTATGAGTTAGTTAGTCATCATATATAAGGTTTTAAGAGGGGACTCCTCTATCAGTTTTGTTGTGGTGACAGCATACGCAGTCATTCTCCACTTCATGCCTGTATTTGTATTGAGAATTTTCAGGGTTTTCGACCAATTTGAGTGTGAGGAATTGTGAATTATTACAGACACATCTGAATCCCTCGCCTTCTGTATATTTGAAATACCATAGGAGGTGTTCTGTTAGGTCTGGTATATCTTCCCAATATCCGCCTGTATCACACAATTCCTGCCATTGCCATGAGCCGTCAGGGAATAACCTGTATTTGATTTGTTCACCTTGAACATCTGAAAAGCGGTATTCGGCCTCATCTTCAATCCTTTCCTCATCCCAACCTAAGTCGCTGAGGTATTCTTTGTAGTCCTCTAATTTCCAGATATTTATTGCCAATACAACACCTCCGATAGGTTGTGACCTGTGATAAATTGCTCCCACTTCTCATCAAAGTGTTCCATACGCCTGTGCTTCCTGTCCCAATAAGTTAATTGCTGTTTCTTGGATGCGAGCCCCAGATTTCTATCCATGAGTTCGACCTCCAATTGGTTGAAGAATTTTCTTGTATCAGAACCTCTTGCATGATGCAATTCATCTGTTTCTGCGTCGAGCATTTGCTTATGCTGGCCGATGCTGTGCTTTCTCTGCATCTTCCTGACACTATACCAATACTGACCGCCAATCTGCGAATGTATCATGTGATGAGATAAAGATTGTATCTGTTCTTTGATAGGGAGATGCCTGATAAAGTGTGGGTATGGGAGTTTAACCTGCATTGATTCGCCACAATAACCACAGATGCAACTCATTGATAGTCCCGCACCTGATTGTGACCCCATCACAGTAAATATTTTCCTGTCATACCTTCGTTGCTGACCGCAACATTTTAATCCTAATCCTCTTAATTCTGTCATCTTTTCACCTGTTCTTTTGCGTGTTATTACTGCTATTACCCACTACTATATGAAGTTTTAAGAGGATGCTTCTGCTATCTTAACTGCTTTTTCAAAACAACAGGAACAGATATCAAATCCCATCATATCTGTTTTGTTATCACAGTCAGGAATACTACAATACATATATTGAGCCATCAGTTTCCCTCCCACAGTTCTTGACCTTCGTCTGAGGCTAAGAATTGATAGAGGTCATGTGAAATATCAGTTGCATCTAATTCTTCCTGTTCATCAGCCCAATCAATTATGAGTTTAGCACACATTAAACCAGCCCTTCTTGGAGTTACTGTTTTGTTCGCAGCAAAGGATAAAAAGAGGGTTGAGCCGTCACCAGGCCATACCTGAAATGCACACAGTTCTTCACCATCCATCTGTCCTTTGAGTGCCATATCCTTATCAGCAATAGAGAATTGATATTCTTCACCTGATATGAGTTGTTCACCTAATGTGTCAAACACCAGCATTCTGCCTTCAGCGTTCAGGTCGCTCATTCCATCATCTCCTTGTATGGATTGTATGAGCCATGTCGAGGAATCCACAGGGATTCATATTGTTCTTCTGTTCGCCATACACAACGACTGAAACTGAAAAACTTATCATGAGGATAACCCCATTCATTCAGTTTATCTTTAGGTATATCTGATTTCCATACTTCTTTACTGCTTCTTCTGCTTATTTTTACCATTTTATTACCTCCACTTCTGTATTAGTGTGGAATAAGAGCCCTTCCGAGGAATCGAACCTCGCCTTCTGCCAAACCAAAGACAGCGTATCTCCTTGATACTTGAAGTGCAGTGAATAGGTGTTCCGCAGGGAAAATCTGCAAACGAATGACATGAAAGAAAACAGAAACACGCTGAACGAAAGCGTTGGAGGGGGTGTCGTCTGCATCATCTTTTCACCTATCGGAACAAATAGAGGTAATTAGTAATACTATATAAGTCTTTAGCGTAGGAGATCTGAATCTGTATTAATGCTCATGCGGTCTGCTAAAACTATAAATACTATTACTATTTACCTCAATACATGGCGTATGAAATCCTAATCAGGGATGGCAAAGATTCTTTGCTGTTGTTAGAGAAAATGAAAACAAGATACGGTATTGAGCATATCAGCCTCTTTGCTAAATCAGATATTAGTCTTGCAGTCACCCTGCAAATAGATAATTTACTCGAAAAAGTAGGTTGTCCTCTTGGCGACCTACATTACAGCACCCAGCGATTGTGGCATTGGGAGTTACATGCGAACACACAGGGTATATCTTCTGTTTGGCTCAAGACATGCACATGGAATGAGGAAATGGAGATGGATGACTTAGACAGGGCAGAAAAACACCTGCAAGCATTCATAAACGACGACGAGCAGCAGGATGAAGAATAATACAGGTTTTTTACCGTATGCTCACATAAAATTGCGCCTGCTGATACTCCCTATACCCCCCATATTGGGCGTCTGAACGACTTGTGGAGATCTGCTAAAACCTTATATATTAGTCAAAACTATCAGTTATTATGCGAAAAGAAAAGCAGGGAAGTGAAGAATGAATGACAGATATTGAAAAGTATTTCAGGTTACCAGCACCAGATAAGCCTATTGTAATCAGGGCAAATCTTAGTGATGAGGAAAATCAGGCAATGGAAAATGCAATTACAGGATTTGGTTGCGTTCCAGATACCCCACCCGTTATTGAGGCGGAATGGCTTATGTCAGTTTTAGGTGCATCAATCAGGTATAACGACGCTACACCAGATTATAAAAATTGGACTAAAGAAGAGATGGAACAGCAAAAGAATCTTTTGTTGAAATTAGCAGGACACTATTCATGCGCTATACAGGGCATGGAGACAACAAAGCAACACTTCAGCGAAGAGCCAATTGTAGCCAAACCAGCATTTTACGGCAGTTTTTGGAATCTTTACAATCATTTATCAGTAAAACTCGACAGGGCGTTTGAGTATATCTGGGATTTATTCGATGGTGATACAGATTGTGAGGCGTATATCAAGTTTGCAGATTATGTTCACGACGAAGATGAGCAATGCGAGATATCCAAGTATGAAGCAGATTACTACGAAGCCAGCATCGGTGGTGGGCATTGAGATGAAGCCAGATTTTTACATGGTATGTGCAGATTGTTCCTCAGATAATATCATTGATATGGGAGACCTGACTTTAGCCTGCTTCGACTGTGATTCAGATTGCTTGGTTGAGGTAAAGAGATAACTTCTGCCAAAACCTTATATAGTGGAACTTTCTATCTCCTAATATGGAAAGAAAAACAGCGATTCCATACCATCAATTCAGATGGCAGGAATTAACCAATGAGCAAGCAGGAACAACCCAAGAGGAAGAAGAGCCATACGCATGGGATTGGAGCGATTCAGGAATTATGGGTTGGGTGAACAGCGAAAACAGCGAAGAGGTAATCCTTGAACATGAAGGAGCACTATCAGATGAATTGTGGGAAAATTGGTGCAGGGAACATCATTGCCCAGATGCAAATGTCCCATTACAGGCCGAATACACTATCAGGCAAAAACTTGTGACACAGTTTATGCAGATGCAATGGTTCAAGCATTACAGGAACAGCACAATAGGTTGGATGAATACAGGAACTGACTTTGACTTCACAAGAGGCAGGGGCAGTTATTTCACAATCCCATCAGATATTATGGGAGCGGTTAGAGATAGAACAGCATACATTGACGACTTGTGGCAGACTGATGAGGAATGTGCATGATACAGATTATTCCTCGTGTTTGCATCAAGTGTTCGCAGATGATGGCTCTTATCGGTGATGTGAGCCGTTGCCTGAAGTGCGACAACATATCCCTGATTGACGCAGTAAAGGAGATTGAAAATGAAGAGGTATGTCTGTCCGTATTGTAAATCTGAATTTTGGTCTATCCTCCATGCAGAAGGCCACAAATGCCTCGTAAAGCAATTTGATTGGGAGGTCTGTTGGGATGACGAGCAGCAGGAATAGAGTCTTTTTAGGTTTTTTATCGCTCATGTTGGCAGATGCCAGCCTGCTGATACGCAATATATTGTGTATCTCAACGATAAAAGGAGACCTGATTGCTTGATTTGGCTTGCTTAGGAGACCTGCTAAAACCTTATATAGTAGTGAATATATGCTGATACATGGAAGAAAATAACCTGAAGGGGGTGAACCCCCTGATAAAAACTGAAGAAGAAGAAAAACCTCGTCTGACTGACGAAAACTTCGTATATCTGGACACGCCAGATTTCCTGTTGGAAGTATCTATGTGGTCTGGACATCTGAACATAACTGTAGCAACGCCCGTTAGTCTGCATTGTCTGCAATCTGGTGCGGATATTAGGTCAAAACCTGCGGTGGCTGGTGTTGTATGGTATAATCTGAACTTGTGGGGTAAATCTGATGGTAATTGAAGATGACCCCCTGCCAAACCTGACTTTGATTCAATATCTGGAATCTAAAGGTATAGATTATATCCCTGAATTGTATCGTCAAAAACTGATAGAACTCGCAAATTCTGAAGGAATGGTTAGAACCTCATCATACCTCGATTGGCCTGATGTGCTACAAGAACCAATATCTGTTCTATCTGAAAAAATTGAATATCAATTCCTCGTTGGCCTGCGTTGTTCACATCAAGAATTGCTGATGACGCTGTATGACCTCAAATTCTTCATTGGCCTGATGGCATTCATACCTCATCCTGCTGGCGGTTATCCACCTGTTATGGTAAGGGAGGCCTGATTATGGAAGATTACCTGACATTATTTGAAGAAGCCTGCAAAGACGGTAAGCCTGCAAAAATTGATGCGGTATTGCTGGATTGGGTTCAATTCCTGAATGGCTGTGAAGGTGGTTATATCTCATGGGAAGGCGACCTGCCGACGCATAATAACCTGAAGTTGTCTGACTTGATATACTTAACTGAAAACCTCGACGAATGGACTAATGAAGATTTCCTGTTAAATCTGAATCAAGTTGTATCTGCCTATGCTGGATTTTGGCGATATGGGGGTTTGCCTGATGCCTGATGTTTGCCCGACTTCCTGCATTATTTGTGCTACTACCTCCGATACCTGCATCTGCGGTATCATGTTGGATGGAACAGGACAATGCAAGGAGGTCTCTTGTATGCTCTTTGTAGGTCACTTCTGCAATACCTGCGGTGGCAACAATCAGGCTGCTGGAATGAAAGGTTCTCCAAATTCTGTATTTGCCTGTGAATGTGATATCTGATACTTAAAGGTTTGGAGGAATGACCTGATTTTGAAATCCAAGAATGGTGCTGTTTTTGAGTCTCTATGAGATTGTCGGAACAGGAACTGATGTAATATATTTTTAGTAGGAGGTCTGATATAAACTTTGTTGCAGGGATTATCTTTTTTAACTGTGAGGTACTGTCAGGAAACTTACCTGCCATACCAGTTTACTTTTTCCTGAGCCAACATGCTGTGGAGACCTGCCTAAAAAATGGGATTATACCCCCTGTGCTCATCTGCTAAAACCTTATATACTTGGATGCAATAACTGATTCATGGCGGAAATAATGACAGGTAGCGATGCCCCGATACCATCAGGTTGCCCAGCAACACGCCCGACCAACAGGTCGAAAAAGTCCACGACAAGAGGGGAAGGAGGTGGAAGAGATGACAGATAAATTTGGCGAAAGCGAGCAAAAGCAGATTTGCGACACCGTGAACAAGCAACGCAGATTAGTTGAGATGTATAACATGAAACAGCTAACAGACGGGAACATATCCGAAGAGGAGTTCAGCAACCTTGTGGTTAGCAGCGAAGCAGTAGCAAACCTTATTCTATGCAATGTAGAGGCACACCCAGCTAAGACAGTAAAGGCAGCAACCAACCTAATGGGAGCAACCTTGATGGCAAAGCAGACGGCAACAGCCCTTGCAGACGCAAAGAAAGCAAAGGAAACAGCTAAAGCAGCACCGAAGAAAAAAGCAGCAAAGGCCAAGAAGTGATTCAGGTCTAAGCAGCAATCTTCAGGTTTGCAGTTCTTATGAACTAATATGCGTGTGATGAGGAAGGCACAGATACAGCAACCGCATAAATGCCCTATGAGATCTGTTCGGGATTTCATGGGGCTTACCCTGTTAAGTCAGGTGGCCGCTGGTGCGGGGTCTCAGGACCCTGCATCAGCTTTTTCGCTTTGGCATACCTGCCAGCAGCAGGCGCAGCTTTTTTTGTTTATAGGCTCGCTGGGGAGATCTGTTGCCCTGCAGGCAAAATTCTCACCGATATAGCCATCTGTGGAGACCTGCTAAAGATTTATATAGTAGTTAGTAGTAGCAGTTAACATGGGGAACGAAACCATATCTGGAACAATCTTCCGCAATGTCATGGCGCAGCAATGCCTGACTTGTGGTGGATTTAAAACACGAGGCCTGCAAATAAAAGACAACGAGGGATTTCTGATGCCCTGCCGATGCGGTGATGAATGATGCAGATTTCTGTACAGATTGCCTGCGAATGTGGCATAGTAATGGAGGCCTATCTGGGCAACAAATGGGTCTGCCCTTCCTGCAATAAGGCGTTCCAATCCCAGATTCCTGTAAACAAGAACAATGGTCAGCTAAGACCTGACCAAGTTGAATCCGTCCTGTGGTTCCTGGAAACACTACACCAGGAAAAGCCTGTTGAAGTCGGTGGTCCTGATTGTGAACCTGTTGAATCTGAAGAAGAATTTGACGCTTGGGCTGCTAATGCTCCACCACCTGCGATAATTTTACCATCTAAGTCTGGCGACCCTGAAGTTTGGGAACTGGAATTTCTGGAAATAGATTGGGATTGAGCAGCAGCCTGCACCACCTTTTAGTTTTAATCAGCAACACCAGGCCCCAGGAGGCTCCAGCTTTTTTTGTCTAAGTTTTAGGAGATCTGATGAGCAGCAGGCTGGCGCTGTGTTTTTGTTTTTACCCCACCCAGACCTCATCTGGTGCAGCAGCAGGAACGCAGTATTTTTTTTGGTTGCGGGGGAGATCTCATCTGCAGATCTGCGGTTATGTAAATAAAAAAAGGGAAGCCATAGGGGGCGAACCCCCTATGACTTCATTACGACCCCGTATCATGTCGGCTTATGGGTATTCATCTATTGATGACTTCTTTCACCAAGACCGCATCCAATATCATAAAGTATATCTTCCGCATGCCTATAATGGTCTTTCATCATCCTTAAGACAAGTTCATGGTCGTCACTTTCTTCCGCAAATTCCGACAATCCCTTGATAGATTCTATTGCATCTTCAAGCAATCCTATATGCCCCGTATATTTCAGGGTTTCAGGCTTATCCAATATAACGGGTATATTGAAGTATGTGTGCCTTCGGTTGTCTTGTGTTCCATCATCTTCCATCATAGCAAATGTCTTGTTGTGTGCCTTATGCCATCCAAGCATTAAGCCAACAATAAAACAAAGTGCTACAATTACTTCGCCTTCTATTACAATGTTTCCTAACATGTTTATGGTCGGGAATGGGGCGTGACCCCAAACCCAATCCACCATGTTCACAATTCCGCAAGGGTAATTCTTGTGCCATCGTTGGTTGTATCGAATATTACAACCTTATCTTCGGTGGGGTGTATCATTGCATATCCCTTATATCGCCAGGGCATACAAAGTGCCTTCATATTGTAGTTGTGCGCTTGTCGTTGTAGTTTGTTGTATAGGGTTCTATTTCGCATGTATAGGGACTTCATGCTTCATTCCCCTTAACTAATATTGCCACGCATTCTTGTGGTGTTCGCATCTTGCCGTAGCAATCTTGACATAATTTGAAGTCAAGTATTGTGCGGTCAATCATTTGCATTTCGATTTCAACCATTACGATTGAATTATGATGTATGGTTTCGCAACCGATACAAAATTGGTTTATATTGTAATCATCCATAGTTACGGGGGGTTGCACATGGATGGGATGATGTGCGTTCCCCTATCCGTTAGGGATGGCCGATTGTCACCCATTCGGCCAAAGGGTCACATTTGTGGCTATGTGATGCCTTCCGTTATCGTCGTTGAATCCGCCCATCTATTCATTATGGCATGGGTCGCCTATTGGGTGGCGTGGTTCGGGAACTTAATCCTTCATTCGTGCCACCGCACCCGTATTATACACGGGTTGCTTATGGGGGTTAGTTCGCCTATCATGTATTGTTATCATTCTTGGTTCAAACTTGTTGCTTGGTGTGCGTTAATGCTTCTAACATCTTGACATATCCGATAGCCTTAGCAATGGACTTTGAAGTCATTGCGTCTAAATCGTTTCCGTCGTCGGAAGCCTTGACTACATACGCTTCGGCATAAGCGATTGCACCGTTAATAAATGCAACCACACCGTCGCAAGCATTCTTAGAACGGTAGTATTCCGCCATGTGATATGCTTCTAAGTAATCTTCACCGCATCGAATAGCCTTATTCAAGCCATTCGCTACACCTTCCGCATTGAATCCACGCTTAGTGCGCTTCCCCATTGCGTTAAGTTGCGTTTTTGGTGTCGCCTTAACCACGCTTGTTTGTGCCGTTGGTTGGTTTTTTGCCATCCTAATGCACCCCCTTTTGTGTGTGTTCGTTATCGCCCGTATTTATTCGGCTTAGGCTTATTCGCTATACTTCTTTTATCGGTGAATTTTCCTATCGTGCCACCACCGCATCGGGGTGGTCTATGGTTATTGTTAGTTTATCGGTTTTATCCATTGTTTATGGCTTCGCCCATAGGTCGGTTTCTTACCGATTTTGTAGCGTTCCTACACCTACGAACCCCTTACACTTTTTTTACACGCTTCGCCCCTTAACACCACGATAGTTTACACTATTATAGCCATACTTTTCACGGCGCATGCCGTAGGAAGTCGCCCCCCCGCCCCCGCCATCGGGGACAAATGTTCCTATCGTCGTTACCTTATAGTCTTATTGGCGATAAGTATATATACTAAGCCAAAAAAAAGGATTTTTTGTATCAACCTAACGCCCACCAGAGCGCATTTTACACGAGAAAAATTTTCTCAAAAAAACTTTATATTTAGAAGAAAAATGGGAATTTTCCGCCAGGTTTTGATGATTTGTTAGAATTTTGCCAGTTGTCGAGCGTCGTCGTAGCCATACTAAATGACTCATGTTTGGTCGGCATAATGAATTGGTCTATGGCGTGAGCGAAGGCCATAACTATGTCATTGTGTTTTCCTAAATCAACTATGTCACCGTTTTTCCAGGCATGACTTTCTAACTCTTCTAAAAATAACCTGACAACCCTGCGAGTCGATTCATCTCCAAAGGGTAATATGATTCTGCCTTGTTCAAACCATGCTCTAAGTCTGTTCATCAGCCCTTGCTTTAGGGATTTATTACTTGCCTTTGACGGTCTGTAATCAATAGTAACTCCCTTTTGCATAAGTATTGCATTATACAACCTTTGAAAACCTACATCTTCAATGGCAATAGGAGGCATGTTATACCGTTCATTATACTCCGCTATGACATTAACCTGCTTTTCAGGTGGGAAGTCATTCTTTCTCCAAATATCAACGAGATAAATGTAACCATCCGAGTCTTGCCTCAACACTACAAGGACTGAATAGTCTTTTCCTAATCCATGTGAAGGGTCAAAACCAATTACATACTTTCCTTGATGAAATTTTTCCCTTTCTAACATTAATTCCATATCCATATTTTGACGACTTATCTTTCTTGGGAATACTTGTGAATCTTCATCAATAACCCTGCAAAGGTATTCTTGAGTAAATTCTAATTCCTGCATTGCTTCTTTTTGCTCAAGGATAAAGTCTATTGGTCTATGTTCAGGCCAAAGGCATTCTGGTTCAACATTTTCGGGGTCTGCTTTATACTCATCCCAATTGAGGATTGCAGACCAAACACCTGCTTTCCAAACCTTATTATTCAACATTTCAGTATGGTAAATATCAGTCATAGCCATAGGAGTTCCAACACAATATAGGCTGGTTCCTGGAGATAACATAGGAGTAACAACTTTTCTAAGCCAACCTCTCACCGAATCCATTGACATATCCCCCATATCCATAAGAACATCGTCAAGAGCAATACAGGCGGGGTGTTCACCACGAATAGCAGAACCAACAGATGTGGCTCTTATCCATGCGCCATTAGTAAAAAACAATTCATATTTGCCACCACGCTTGGTATCAAGATACTTTGACAGTTCTTTATGCTTAAGAATATCTTCTCTTATTTCTTGTAAACGCCTTGAAGCAGTATCCCTACTTGCGGAAAACAACCAACAAGTAAAAGGTTTGTTACGCCACTTTAGGAAAAGAGCATGATGAAGTAATACAATACGAAGGGTTGTCGATTTAGAATGGTCACGAGGTGCAACGATACAAGTCCTGTGAACCTGTGCATCCTTTCTGTCTGTGTATAAATTAACCCAATCTTCAATATGTCCACCCCATGTATAACCTAACCATTCATAGAAATACTTAATATCGTTCTTTGACCTCAAAAGGCTCATACGAGTTGTATTAATACCCAAGAGGCATCAACCCCCCTTCTTTTTTACAGTGGGGACATTTACCAGCCATTGCTTTTGACGATTCCATAATTCCTGTAGCAAACCCACAAAACTTGCAGTATACCTTTTCACAAAACCTATGGTGTTCGCTCATTTCTAACCACCCGTAAATACCCACAATAAATTGAAATTCCATTCTTTTTTGACCTGCATGCTGTTGTAGCGTATATTCCTCTTTTACCACAATTCATACATTCACGCAAACAAGTCCTGTTTCCCATCAATGCCCCTCCACAGGAGAGAACAAACTGCAAATTAGACCTTCTTCTTTGTCAATCATGTAGCCAGACAAACCTGCTTTTGACATTGTATAACCAGCCCTTGCGTGGTATCTGTCGTGACCTGCAAGAGAAGCCAATTGAATAATAAGAGTCCCAGCACTTTCTTTAACAGTTTGATGGTGTAAATGTCCGTGAAACCAATAATGATGGTCAGTTACTCCCCATTCGGTCTTTGCTTCATTAGCCATTAGTGCAGGTAACTTTTGCATGGCTTTATCACCATGAGTTAAACCTATCAAATTGTTGCCATAAGTCATGTATTGTCTTGGGTATGGCGAAACTACTACGCTAACATCATCAGCATTTCTGTAATATGCGTCAAGATACATAATAAGAGCCAAAGCAGACATTCTGTCGTGATTTCCAGCCATGTTATAGATTTCAACAGGTGCTACTTGTCTAAGCAATTCTATGTGTTCGACAGCCAATTCACAACCACTTTTAAGTATTTGGGCTGGTGTTCCGCACATATCTTGTGGAGTGCCCTTTGTAGTTGTCCCTAAGTCGTTATCAACATGAAACCAATCGCTACCTGTCCCCATAATTATTTTTTCAGGTTGGTATGGTAATCGAGATACAAGGTCTTGAGTCCTATCCATCAGTCTATTCTTTGCTTCATCGAAGTCGTATGTTTCACCTACTTCATCAACCCAACCATATTTACCCCAATGAAAATCAGTTGCTGATACTACAAGGGCATACGGCTTTTCACCATCAGTTAATTCTATGCGATTTGGTGCTTCAGGTGCGTCAGGGATAAGATTTAGAAATTCTTCTAACAGGTGGTCGTTAAGATTTCTCCACTTTGAAGCATCTTTTTCAAGGTCTTTCCAGCGAGCCTGTTCAAACTTTTCAAACAGTTCCTTCTTTCTCCAATGAATAAGGTCTTTTACCATTTCATCGGTGTCCTTTTCTGCAAACTCTTCATCTGTAAATGGGGACATATCGTGAGTCCAACCATGTCTTTTTCGATATTCTTCCAGCCAGGGTCGAGGCATTGCATACTTTCTGCACATCTCATTGATAGTTAGTGCGTCAGTTGCCATATTGGAATAGTCAGCCTTCATTTGTCGGTGAACATCACCTTCTATTTTTACTACTTGGTCAGCTGCACGAAGGAATGTAAAGTAAAGGTCCTCATCAGTATTGTAGTAATATGCGTCGGTTGAATACATACGAGTTGTAGGTGACGCTACTACTTCGGGATTTACTACACTATTACCCTTTTGCCATCGTTGTGTAGCCATTTCCCAACCCTTAACGGACTTCATAGGGTAAAGATTGTGTAGGTGTCGTGCAAATGCAAGTCTTGACATTGTAGCCAATAAGTGTGATTCCTTTTCAATTAGGTCATAACCTGTGCCTGGGCTTGGTCTCTTTGACTTCTTATTGTTCATTGCTCTAACCAAACAGTCAATTACCTATAAATGCACCCCCTATTGAATAATTATTTTTACGCTTAGTGGAGAAAAATAAATGTATGACAGCGCCAATCTTTATTTATTTTTATTAATTTTGGGGGTGTTGGGGTTATCCATAGTCAAACTTAATTGTATTTGTCCGATTGTGTTACTTATGGACTTTTCAGACATACCTATGCCGTATGAAGAGTTCGGAAAGTGGGCTATACTACTTATCACCTTAGAAGTATTATTTTGGGTCTTTATTGGCTCTAAGAGTATAAAACTCTTCAACAACCTTATAGGAAAGAATAAAAAATAAACACTTATGCCGAGCTGTGATGCGATTAATTCTTTCCTAAATACAAGTGAAAGAATAAAAACAATTGCGGAACACTTAAAGGTCTTATGAGACTGAGAATAAACTATGGGTCTTTTCGACAGAATTCTTGGCAGAACCACAGAAAAAGTTGAAAAAACAGCAGAAGTTGTTGAATTTCCACTAAATTCACCAATTGCTTCACCATTTACCGCTTCTATCAAGGATATATTGACTGAAACCGAAGCAATGAGGACACAAGGCTACAAACAATACGGGTCAAAGTATGATACTGAATTTGATTTATACGATGATATGCTAAGACTTGACCCAGAATTGAATGGGGCAGTCAGGGCTGTCAGCCTAACAGGCAACAAATACAATATTGACTATTCAAAAGCCAAGAATCAAAAGATTCGTATGTGTGTTGAAGAATTTGTTGATGCCATAGACTTTGATGACTTTATCATTAATACCATGCGAAACCTTATCGTTTATGGTAATTCCATAGATAAGATTGTTGGAAGGGCAGGAATTGGTATTACTGACCTACAAAGCATCCCCATAACCCAAGTTACTATTGTTGATTCAAGACCTAACTCAAGCAAAAGCCCAAGAGCATACGGTAAAGACGACCCAATAATGAAAGCAATAACATACCGCTTTAGAGAAATGCAACATGGCGAATTAGAAATACCAGCAGATGAAATATCCCACATCAAAATTGACTATCGCTCTAATTGGTGGATGGATAGATTAGACAGATGGACTTATGGTGTATGGGGAGCATCTCGCTTTAGCAGTTTGAAACAGGCTATTAGGGCTAAATACAACACAATGAATAATCGCATTGCTATTGAAGATAGCATGACAAAGCAATTTATCAGCATTGATATGAAGGCTGTTGAACATATTTCTGACCCAAAGGAACAGCGTGAAAGACTATCTCATATTATGACTGAAGTTGGTAAATTGTTGGAAAATCTTCGTGCTGACCAAATACCAATTTTACCTGATTATGTGCAAATAAATCAAATGGATATGAAAAATGTCCCAGATAACAGTAAATTCCTTGATATGATTAATAGCGATATTTCCGCTGTTCTTCAGGTGCCTCGTGTTGCTGCTGGTCAAGAAGCGGGTTCAACATTTGCTGCTACATTTAATGCTAATATGTGGTCTATGCAAGCAATAGCAAGGTTACAAGAAGTTGTTGTTCAAGCAATACATGGTCTTTGGTTGCATCATTGTGAAATGAAGGGTATTGTCACTACAAAGAAAGACTTGCCTGAATTATACTTTGAACCTGTTGATGAAGAAAATAATTATCAAGAATACCAAAGGGTGTCTTTAGGTTATCGTGACGGCATTATAACAAGGAATGAAGCAAGAGAAATACTCGGCTTTGAACCCGTTTCAGAAGGTGCAGATTTTAAAGAAGGTAAGAATCTATCCGAAAGACCTTTAAGTCCTCGACCTCAACAAGAAATTAACGAAGGAGATAAAGGAGTTGACCGAGATGACTAAAAAAGATACCTTTAATGACAGAATGGTAAAAAGAACTGTTATACCTTCAATTTATCTATGGCTTCTGGCCTGTGGTTCAGTCGTTGGTATGGGTATTTGGAAACCAGATGTAGTTCTTGCTAATTTAGATGGATTTATCGCTCTTATCGCTATCATTGGTGGAACTGCTGCTCCTGCACTACAAACTGTTCTCCGTATGTGGGAATCCGAACAAACTCAAGAAGTTGATAATATACCAACTGATTTAGAGCATGACAGAGAAAGAGATAGTTCTCAAAAGGAACACATGATAGAATTAGAGAAGTTGGCTCAAAAACATAAGCATGAATTAGAAAAGGCTGGTCAACTCCACTCTCAAGAAATGGAAAAGTTAAAAAGTAACCTATCCACTACTACTCTAAAACCAATAAAAAAGAAGGAGTGATAGCATGACACGATGTTTATTCCTTGATGAGTGGTTTAATGCAAAGTCAAAAGAAATAGACGAAACAGAAGACGATACAGGAATTTGTTTTGCCACAGGAAAAAAGAAGTGAGTTTATGTCTGAAGAAGTTGTTGAAGCACTCCAATACGGGAAGCCTGGAAAAAATGATGTGCGAAAAACTCCTGCTAAACCAAGCGAGCGCAGAAAAGGCTCAAAGAAAAACAAACCAGGTTCCGCAAAGAAACCAAACAAGTCAATTTCATTTAGCAAAGAAACAAATGCAAGACTCCGTTCTCTTATGCAAGAACACAATAAGAAGGGAAAGGGCAGTAAAGCGTCTATGGGAATGCTCAAAACCGTTTATCGTAGGGGTGCTGGTGCTTTCAGCCGTAGTCACGCACCAAATATGTCAAGAGGAGGTTGGGGTGTCGCTCGAGTCAAAGCCTTCCTTTACCTCTTGCGAAACGGCAGACCTTCCAATCCAAATTACAAGCAAGACAATGACTTATTGCCTAAGTCACACCCAAGAGCCAGCGAGGAAAACTTTGAAATGAGTAACGAGGCTGGATATGAAGGTATGGACTGGCAGGCAGCAGAATACAAAGGGCGAAAAGTTACTCTTAACAAACCATTCCGAACATCGGGAGGACCAAAGAAATTTGCTGTATATGTGCAAAATTCAAGTGGTAATGTAGTTATTGTGCGCTTTGGCGACCCTAACATGGAAATCAAGCGTGATGACCCTAAGCGACGAAAGGCATTCCGTGATAGACATTCATGTTCTGAAAAGAAAGACAAAACAACTGCAGGTTATTGGTCTTGCAGAATGTGGGAACGCTCTAAATCTGTAACTGATTATACCAGCGACGAAGATGATGAAGTCAATAATGAAATTGATTTATTGTTTGCTGAATTGTGGGAACAACATGAAGAACAACCAATTTTCCTTGACTTTGAAGAAGTCATTGAAGCCGATGAAGATTGTGGTTGTGGAAGTGACTGTTGTGACGATGAAACAGTTGAAGCAAAAATGATTCGCAAAGATGTATTCGATAATCCAGGAGAAGCATCTGGTCGTGCAAAGGAATTAGGTCTTGATGGATTCCATACGCATGAAGAGGGCGGTAAAACTGTTTTCATGCCAGGTAAAAATCACGAAGAATACATTAAAAAGGTTGGTAAAGACATTCCAAAGAAAGTCGAAGGCTACAAAAAGAAAGACAAAGACAAGTATGCTTCATACCACAAAGATACCTGCCCTCCAGGCAAAGAGATGCGTGATGGAAAATGTGTCCGTGTTGCAGTAACTATGGATATTACTATGACTCATGCTGAATCAATTGTTGAGGCTAAGACAGGTAAAACTGTTGTAAAGATTAGTGGTGTTGCATTCCATGAAGGCATGAACAAAAACAATTGGTCTATTACAAGGGCTGGAGTTGACAACATTTTGCCTCAAATGATTGATGCAGATGTTACTCTTAACCATCCAAAGGCTGAACAAGGTCGCTTTAAGAGGAATATGGCTGGTATTGACGAAGGTGTTGTTGGTCGAGTTACAAGGGCTTGGGTTGAAGGAAGTGAAGATTCTTGGGAAGTTCACTTTGAAGCAACCGTTGAAAGAAGCGAATTGTTTGAAGTTTTAGAATCAGGACTTTGGTTTCGCTCAGAATACGGAGTTTCTATCGGTGGAACAGGAGTTCCCGACAGAATTGTTGAAGCCGAAGATGGAAAAACTCAAATGGTATTCGAGCAAGACTTCACTTTTGACCATCTCGCAATAGTTCATAAACCAGCATATCCTCGTGCAAGAATCGAAAATGCTGTAAAGGTTGAAGAGGCTGTTTCTGAGGAAATGCTTAAGTATGATTCAGCTCCTGAAGGGTATCATACGAAGAAGGCGAATACAATGTCCGAAGAAGTAAATGAAGAAGTCATCGCATCCGAAACTGTTGAATCAGTTGATGCTGTGGCAGAAATGGAAAAAGCACTGATTCTCGCTAATTCCCGCATTGCTGAATTTGAAGCAAAAGCGGCTGAAGAAGCAGAGAACGCTCGATTGGCACTTGTCAAGGAAGCATCTGAAATTGGACTTAAGGGTCACGAAGCACTACCTGCTGAAACTGTCAAAGAATTGATGGCTTCTTGGGAAGCATCCCGACCTGCACCTTCTAAAGAAATGAAACCTGTTGAACCTGCATCTGATGTAGTAGCAAGTGTTTCATCATCAACCGCTATCGTTGCTAACTATCTAAACGGCAACATGGTTGAATCACCTGAAGCAGAATACGCTGCTTCCTTTAACGCTCTTGTTGCTGCATACAATAGTGGTGGTGGCGAAAACCTCGCTCCATCATTTGAAGAAGCAAAAACAAAGGGGATGATTTGAAATGCTAACAGGAATCGGAACAGGACCAATTAACGCAACTTTGAAAGCTGGTGCAAGCGCAGGACTATCTGGGCTTTTACTTAAGGTGGATGGAACAAACACAGTAGCACTATGTAGTGCTGTTGGTAATACCCCATTAGGTGTTACCATCGAATCTTCACAAAGGGACAAAGACGATGCTCTTGTCACTGGTGGTCGTGTTTCATACATGCCAAGTGGCGGTGTTC